TACGCTCAAAAGGTTGATAATAAGCGACATCCGTTCTAGTGTAGTCACTTAGTCACTTAAAATGCGTTTTTTCTTTAGGGGCTTATATGTGCATGTGTGTGTGTGTGTGTGCATATAATATATACTCTAAAGAAAGTAGTAACTAAAGTAACTACACTGACTACAACCCCCTTCACGCTATCAAAAACGCAGATTTTGGTAGTCACTTCATCCAAATTCAAAGTAACTACAAGTGACCACACTTAGACCCTACCAACAAACCGCTATTGACCAAATGCGGACAAGCATTGCCGAGGGCAAAAGACGCTTGATACTCTGCTCGCCAACCGGCAGCGGTAAGACAGTCATGTTTACCTACATGGTGGCACGGGCCTTAGAGAAAGGCAAGCAGGCAATTATCTTCACGGACCGGGTGGAATTGCTCCGGCAATCCAACGGAGCCTTGGACCAGTTCGGAATCAAGCCGACGCTGATTGAGGCCAACCGCACCCGGCTCGATGTTTCCGGAAACTGCTTCATTGCCATGGCCCAAACATTCAGCCGGAGGAAGGACTCTGCTGAATACACGGACCTCTTGGCACGGATGGACCTGGTGATCATTGACGAAGCCCACAAGCAGACATTCAACCCCCTGCTGCCATACATCAACCACAAGGCCGTGGTCATCGGTGCGACTGCAACGCCATTGCGGAGGGGAAAGCAGGAATGCCTCTCCAAGTTCTACAAGGCCCTCCATGCACCGGTCCAGGTGCAGGAACTTATCAGCCAAGGCTACTTGGCCGAACCAACGACCTACGGGATGACGCAGGACCTTTCCGGAATCCGTATGAAGGGCGATGACTATGACACCGAGCAGATGGCCCAACGATTCAGCGAGCGGAAGGTCTTTGCCGGGGTGGTGCAGAACTACGCCAAGGTCTGCCCAGGCAAGAAGGCGATCGTATTTGCGAGCAACATCGCATCAAGCAAGGAGGTTTGCGAGGCTTTGCAGGGTGCAGGGTTCAACGCCCGGCACGTTGACGGAGAGATGCCTAAGTCCTTACGAGCCGAAACCCTTGCGTGGTTCAAGCATTCCACCAATGGGATCCTTTGCAATTGCGACCTGATGACCACGGGCTTTGATGAACCAAGCATCGAGGTCGTTATCCTCTACCGGGCGACTGCGAGCCTACCCCTGTTCATGCAGATGGTTGGCCGAGGCTCCAGGGTAACGCCAACCAAGACCCGGTTCACGGTGCTGGACTTTGGGAACAACGTGCAGACCCATGGCTTTTGGGAAACAAATCGGGAATGGTCCTTGAAGAAGAAACGCAAACGGGAGTCCGCTGGCGTTGGTGGGGTGAAGAACTGCAAGAAGTGCGAGGCCATTATCCCAGTGGCTGCCATGGAGTGCAAGCATTGCGGGTTTGAATACGAGCGAAAGCCAAAGCCTCCAGGGGAAGTCGTAAGTTTGCAGATGCTGACCAAGGCCCAAGGCATGGAAATGGCAAAGCAAAGCACGATGTACCAAAAGGCTCAACTGGCAAAGGCCAAGGTCATCAGCCCGTTTTGGGTGCTGCACAATCAATGCAAGAGCAAAGCCGAAGCCTTGGAGTTCATCCGCTACATGGGATGGAGGCCAGGCTGGGCCTTCCACAATAAAGACCGTTTTCCAATCCTAAAGTAAGTTCATGCAAGAATTTAAACTCCAAGCCGAATGCTTCCAGTGGCACTGGAACAACTTTCCCAACGATCGTGGCCGATTGTTCACGGTCAACAACAACGCACCGAATGCCTATGCTGGCAGCGTGATGAAGGCCATGGGCGTGGTCGCAGGGGTCAGCGACATGATATGGCTCTCGCCTACCGGTGCGGTGATGCTGGAGTTCAAAGCCGAAAAGGGCAAGCAGTCCCTCTCGCAGAAGTGGTGGCAGGGGGTGGTTCAAGAGGCAGGGTACAGGTACGAGGTAATCAGGAGCATTGAGGATTTTCAGCGAGTGGTTGCAAGTGTGTAATAGGTGTGTATATTTGCCTCATGCGATACCTGCTACTGCTCCTGCTGACCGCTTGCACCAACGACCGCCCTTGGAAGGTGATTGAGGTCCGGGCCAAGGGGGATGCCTGCGAGTATGTGCTATCCCGTAGCAACGGATTCGGACCGCAAGTCAAGACCCTGACCGATACCTGTGGGAGGTATCAGTTGTTTCAAACTATACCCAATCGGATATAATTTATAGAAAAACCCAAAATTTATACGCATTCGGGTATAATCGTCAGCCTACACGCTGACCAAACTCCCCCAGCGTCAGCCTATAAACTTACCAACCAAACCCCAAACCCATGAAAACCATGACACCAAAAGAAAAAGCAATACATTTATTTGCAACGTTTAGATACGCACTATCTCGTAAAGATGCACCACTAGCAATGTGTAAGGATAATATAGCTATTCAATGTGCTTTGATAGCGGTTGAAGAAATACTAAGCGCAAGACCATTAGACCCAAACCATGCTGATTGGGATGATTGTGGAGCAACTCACCAGTATTGGTATGAAGCACAAAAAGATGAGGCACTTGAATTTTGGAATAATGTCAAGTCGGAGTTGCAGTCTTTGTAATGATAAACCCCAAACCCATGAAAACCACACCTATCGATTTCCGACGCTGGCAACTGCACATCCGTAAGGAGTGCGTCAACTGCAACAGACCCGACAAAAGCGAAACCATCAAGGCGTGGTCCGTAAATTGGACCCTGCTCGGTCGCATCCTCCAAGCCAAAAACGCCTGACCATGGAATGGATTAAATGCTCCGAGCGTATGCCGGAACTTGGTGAACCCGTCTTGATTTTCACAACGGACATGAATCAATTTATGGGCTGGCTTGAGAACCGCCACCTTTGGTCCTACGAACACCAATCTTGGTTCCTCTCCGAAGTCAGCCATTGGATGCCACTACCCCCTAACCCGTTCTAACATGGACCTAATCTCACGAACCATACTCGGATATACCGCAGAGGTTGTCGGAGTCAGCCCCGATGACATCTTGAGCGAAGTCAAGACCCAAGAACTGGTCCTTGCTCGCAGCATTTTCGCAGACATCGCCTACTCCGAGTACCTCTACACCTATTGCCAAATCGGGCGAATCATCAAGAGGAATCATGCAACGGTCATGCACAACCTCGAAATCCTTGCGATAAACATGAGAGCAAGACCCGACATCAAGTTCCTGCGTACACAGGTTTTAAACAGGACACGGGATTTTTTGCAACATTAGCGAGAACCCCCTCCATCTTTGCGTTAGTGAACGCAGAGGCTACCATCCTTGACCTTTATCGAAGCGGAGAAATCCGCAAGGCTTGCCTCACGATTACGGGGGGCAATCCGCTTTGGAAGGACCTCGAACAAGAGGTCGTCCTGATTCTGCTCGAAAAAGACCCCGACAAGATTACCAAGATGCAGGTCCAAGGTTACCTGCGTTTCTACATCGTTCGTTTGATAATGAACCTGTACCGGGGCAACAATAATCAATTCGCCAAGAAGTACCGCCATCACGACGAGAGGGTCGAGGTTGACCCCGAAACCCAAGAAGAAGGCAAGGACTACGACACGCTGCTCGACGACCTTTGGGCTATTGCCCAGCAAGAGATGGATTCGTGGGCCAAGGATGGGGCCTTCCCTTACGACAAGGAACTGCTCAACCTGCTCATGCAAACGGGCAACATGAAGGCCATGTCAAGAGAAACAGGCATCCCGTACCGTAGCATCATCTACTCCATCGAACAGGCCAAGGCCAAAATCAAAACCGCAATCGAAGCAAATGGATATACTGGTCTATCCCATCCTGATTAGTGCGCTTGCGACCCTTGCGGTCGTGGAGTTCCGGGTCCTGCCCCAATGGTTCTACGCTTTGCCCTTTGCCAAGCGAAAGCCGTTTTCGTGCATGACCTGCTTCGGGTTTTGGCTTGGCTTTGCCCTGACCCTGCCAACGTGCCAATGGTACTTGGCTCCTATCCTCGGCCTCGCATCTTCAGCCACCGCAATAATCATCCGGGAATGGACCTTCAAATGACAACCGACCAGTTCATCGTGGCCCAAAAGCACAGGAAGTACTGGGACCAATATGTGGCATCGCTGACCATGCGCTTACCACCCGATGCGGTTGGGGAACTGCAAGCCATCCTGACCGCTCACGGGCGACCCCCCACGAATTGGTGGTGCGCAGACTGCGTAAAATCGGCCCTCCAATACATTTACCTACAAGCGGACTTGTTCCTCGAAGTCAACCAAAACACCATAACCCACTCCCTGAATGCCCCTGCCAATCCCGAACAATAACGAAAGCAAAGAAGGCTTCATTGGTCGTTGTATGTCCAACAACTCAACGACCACGGAGTTTCCCGATACGGCTCAACGGCTTGCCGTTTGTGGCTCAACGTGGGAGAATCACAAGAGGCAGCAGTTCGAGTCATACTCCGATTACGGTCAAGAGATTCGGTCGAATGCAAAGAGGGGGATAGAACTCAACGAAAGGAACGGGAACAAGTGTGCGACGCAGACGGGCAAGGTCCGGGCGCAGCAACTTGCCAACGGGGAAGCCATCTCGGTGGAAACCATCAAGCGGATGCACTCCTACCTGTCCCGTGCAGAAACATACTACGACAACGCTGACGACACCTCCGACTGCGGTTACATCTCGTATCTCCTGTGGGGTGGAAAGTCTGCTCTCTCATGGTCAAGAAATAAACTCCGGGAACTTGGCGAACTCGAAGGCGAAGGATGACGAAGCCCAAGTGCAGGCTCGGATGGACTCGCTGATGATGGTGATTACAACCCTCTGCGACTGTATCGGAGCGGTGGACGACTCCAATGCCCCGAACCAGTACGAAGTGAAAATGAAAATCGTAAACAAGATTAGCGACCTAATCGACAAAATCGAATACTAATGGGAACCAGCAAGGGCAACGGCAAGTACATCGAAACTCCCGAAAAGATGTGGGAGTACTTTGAGGCATACCGGGCAGGGGTCAAGAGCAACCCAAGGCTCAAGACGGTATTCCCCGGCAAAGATGCTATCCCCCAATACGAACCCTTGGAGCGTCCGTTGACCTTGGAAGGCTTTGAGAACTGGTGTGCGGATGCAGATATAATTGAGGACCTTGGGGCCTATTTTACAAACAGGGACAAGCGATATGACGACTATGTAGCCATCTGCTCGCGTATAAGGCGAACCATCCGTCAAGACCAAATCGAAGGGGGCATGGTTGGTCAGTACAACCCATCCATCACTCAACGCCTCAACAACCTTGTGGAACGTCAAGAGAACACGGTCCACATCGAGCAGCCCCTATTCCCCGACAATGACTGACAAACTAACCCTGCATCATGGCGACTGCTTGGAGGTGCTTCGCTCACTACCCGACTGCTCCGTTGATTCGATAGTAACCGACCCGCCTTACGGGTTGTCCTTCATGGGAAAGCGGTGGGATTACGATGTGCCAAGCGTTGACGTTTGGGCCGAGTGCCTTCGGGTCTTGAAGCCGGGCGGTCATCTTCTTGCATTTGCAGGAACGAGGACGCAGCACCGAATGGCGGTGCGGATTGAGGACGCAGGCTTTGAGATTCGGGACATGATTGCTTGGGTGTACGGGTCGGGGTTTCCGAAGTCGCTGGACGTGAGCAAGGCGATTGATAAGGCGGCCGGAGCGGAGCGGGAGGTTGTTGGGCAGCATGGCGCACCAGCTAAAAGCATCTACTCACAAGGGAAGCAAGAACTTCCGCAAGAGGTTAACATCACAGCCCCCGCCACCCCCGAAGCAAAGCAGTGGCAAGGCTGGGGGACTGCACTCAAACCCGCACTTGAACCGATAACGGTGGCACGAAAGCCCTTGATTGGCACGGTAGCCGAGAACGTCCTGCAACACGGGACGGGTGCGATTAACGTGGATGGGGGAAGGGTTGGAGAACGCTGGCCCGCCAACTTCATCCACGATGGGAGCGAGGAAGCCACCGACCTGCTTGGGGCTTCGGCTCGTTTCTTCTACTGCGCAAAAGCAAGCAAAGCGGATAGGGACGAGGGGTGTGAAAAATTGCAAGAGCGTTCTGCTGGCGAATGCGTGGATCGTGTTGAAGGAAGCGCAGGGATGGAAAGCCCAAGGGCAGGGGCAGGCAGGACAAGCGGATCACGCAACCACCACCCCACCGTCAAGCCAACCGACCTCATGCGCTATCTCTGCCGACTTGTAACCCCACCAAGCGGAATCGTCCTCGACCCGTTCATGGGGTCAGGCTCAACGGGCAAGGCGGCCATGTTGGAAGGCTTTGCGTTTGTCGGGATAGAACGGGAAGCGGAATACATCGACATCGCCAAGGCTCGCATTCAATCTGCAGTCGGCTTGCTTTAATGTTTACCCTCACGACCGCTATCAGGCGAATCCGTCGGATGACGGCCCGGAAGAAGGTCATCCAAGGCGGAACAAGTGCGGGCAAGACCCTCGCCATCCTTGCGGTCCTCATAGACATCGCAGCAAAGAACAAGACCGAGATATCGGTGGTTTCCGAATCCATCCCCCACCTACGGAGGGGTGCAATCAAAGACTTTGCCAAGGTTATGCAATGGACGGGCCGATGGGTCGCAGACCGATGGAACAAGACCCTGCTCACCTATCACTTCGCCAACGGTTCAATCATCGAGTTCTTTTCGGCTGATTCCGAGGCACGGCTCCGAGGGGCAAGGAGGCAGGTCGTCTACATCAACGAGGCCAACAACATCGACTTTGAATCCTACTACCAGTTGGCAATCCGTACCAGCGAGGCCATCTACATCGACTTTAACCCGACCCACGAATTTTGGGCGCATACCGAGGTCTTGCCCGAACAGGATGCAGAACTGGTCATCCTTACCTACAACGACAACGAGGCCCTGCCTGATACCATCAAGAGGGACATCGAACTCAACCGCACCAAAGCCGAAACGTCAGCCTATTGGGCGAACTGGTGGAAGGTCTATGGCCTTGGTCAGGTCGGGACGCTTCAGGGTGCGATATACGAGGACTTCGAGGTGGTGGAGGGTATAGATGTCAGCCGTGCGAAATTCGTCGCCTTAGGGCTTGACTGGGGCTTTAGCAACGACCCTACGGCACTCGTAGCAATATACCGCCAAGGGGACTGCCTGCTCATCCAAGAACTGCTCTACGCTACGGGCCTCACGAACCAAGACATCGCAGATAAACTTCGGACGCTGGGCATCACAAGGGCTTGGGAGATCGTGGCGGATTCAGCAGAACCGAAGAGCATCGAGGAAATCTATCGGTTAGGTTTTAACATCAAGCCGGCGGAGAAAGGTCCCGACTCGGTTCGGAACGGCATTGACATCCTGAAACGCTTTAAATTGCAGGTTACCAAGGACTCGACCAACCTCATCAAAGAACTGCGGTCCTACACTTGGGCCACCGACAAGGAGGGCAAGAACACGGGGGTCCCGATTGATTCCTTCAACCACGCCTGCGACGCTATGCGGTATGTGGCCCTTAACAAGTTACGGGTCAGTAACTCAGGGAAGTATGTTGTGGTTTAACTTTGAGGCATGAACCCCGAACGCATCCTTGACCTGCTCATCGAAATCGGCAAGACGCTTGCAGCCATTTTCTTCATCATCACCCTTCTAACCCTCCTTTGGACCTTATGAAAGTCGTTCACTATTACCACATCTACTGCGGAGGGAACTGGCAGTTGATACTCAACCAACACATGATGGCGGTCTGCAATTACGGCCTCATCAATGTCTTGGACGAAATCCGTGTAGGCATCGTCGGTCCACCCGAACAACGCAAGGCGGTCAAGGAGGTGCTGGAAAACTCGATGGTGGCCGATAAGGTCAAGGTCGTGGTAACCCGAACCAACGCTTGGGAGCAGGCGACGCTGACTGAAATGTACCGGGCAAGTCAGGAAGAGGAAGCCGTGTACCTGTACGCTCATACGAAGGGGGCTGCGAATCCATCCTTGACCACCCAACTATGGGGCAGGTCCATGCTGTTCTTCAACGTGGTGGCTTGGGAGCGGTCCATGCAACTGCTCGAAGGCGTGGATGCCGTCGGATGTCATTGGATAACCAAAGAGCAGTTCCCACACATGGCTGACCACAACAACCCCGAAGGCTACCCATACTTCGGGGGCAACTTTTGGTGGGCTAAGTCAAGCCACATCAAGGAACTTGGAGAACCTGCAAGGGACCACCGATTCCGAGCAGAAACTTGGGTTGGCAAGAAGCCCGACACCAAGGTTCACGACTCCAACCCCGGATGGCCTTCACCTGAAAAATTCGTTGTAACTTTTTGATATGAAACTACTCGCCAACATCG